TAAAGAGATTACATTGTGACCCACAAGACGAGCACCAGCGATTCCGTTTAGAGTAGTCCAATCAGTCTTGGTGGAAACTCCACCAGTGTTATCTGCCAAATCTGCCTGAATAGCGTAGATGTAGTTGGACTGATCTCGGATCACATTCTTGTAGTAGTTGCTTGATCCGTCTGTGTTTCGTGCATCGCTTGCACGAGACACGGCTTCGTACTTCTCCAGTAGTGTTCCGGGAGTTCCTGTCCACTTGCCGTCGTTGTCAATCACCAACACGCTAATCATGTCACCGGAACCGCCTTGAGCCGCTGCGTAGTTTGTAGTGGTTGCAACAGTATTTACATAGTTGCTGTACACACTCTTTACTTGGAAAGTCATACCAGCAGTCTGTGCCTTTGGCAATCCGTTTTGGAAAGACAGTCTAATATTGCCAGAAGAAGTTAGTCCACTAAATTCGTTGTTTACTCCTGTTACTCCTACTACACTATCAAGCAATACTGTGGTTCCATCGTTGAATATAATGGAATCGCCTTTGGTGAAATGGTATTTGTAACTGCTATTCACAGCAGCAAATGTCAATCCAGTTGCACCAAAATCCAAAGCAGCACTGATTGTCATTCCGGTGCTCACTCCAGCATTGGCGTATCCTGTGAGTCCGTTACCAGCAACAACAACCACCTTGAGGCTGTTACCAAGTGCACCGGGATATTTGGCTGCAAATACTAGACCATTAGCCGCAGCAGTAGTTACAGCGGCAACAGGAGCATCGTATTCGCTTTCGTTGAAAATATCAAAAGTACCACCACTAAATCCACCGGTGATTCCAACAGCAGCATTGGCGGCACTAGCACCAACCACACGCACAACTTGAATGTTGTTGCCGTACTGTAGGAAGTTGGCAGGGGTAAAGAAATCCACAAAGTTGGTGCTGTCTGGCTTTCCAAACACATCAGCCAGTTCGCGTTCAGATGTAACTGTCACGATTTCTTTGCATGGTCCCCAGTAGAAGTACCCAGCGTAACCGCCGGGAGTGGTTGCTACTGCGGGTACAACTGTGGTCAGGTCGATTTCTTTGATGCTTACGCCGGGGCTTACTCTAAATGCCATTGTGGAATCTCCTTAGTCTGTGAAGCACGGGGTGTGTGTATCGGTACTTCTACCTGTATGTATTATTTGGTTTTTTCCTGTAAACTGCCGTTTAACCCCGCTCGTCGCCCCAATTCCATGCTGTTCCGCTGTCGTCTACGGCGGTTGTTGAGTCAGAACCGTCGTCCACGAACCCAAAAGGGGTCATTTCTTCTTCTAAATTTTTCATTTGGTCTTCGTACAGGTCTTTACGAATATCACTGCCTGTAATATCTTTAAAATACGCTTGGGTAGTTAGCCAAGAAAACAGCACCAGAGTCATGGCTAAATCGTCGTGGTGGTTGTCTTCGGCTTCAAACGAGTCGCCTTTAGCCACAAAAGTACATAACTCGTCCACCACACCAAAATCTTCAACTATGAGTTTGGTGTCCTCAATCAAATTTTTGAGAATGGAGCACCCAATACGCTTCACGGCTGTGGAGGTTTTTACCCCCTTCATAGCCGAGCCGCCCTTGCCGAAACCACCGTTCACTATCTGTCCCTTGCGCCCCTGCATCTGCACATAGATCAGATTGTCGTACTCTAAATCGTCATGCAGAATGTCGGCTACCTGTTGACCAATATCGTTGATTTCCACCAGTACATACGCATTGTTGTACTGCCGTGCCACAGGATAGATGGCATTAGGGTACAACATGGGAGCCAACTGGTTGTTTCGGAATGTGGCAACCACTCGGTACGGGATTTGGGTCACATCCACAACGCTGAAAGCGTGGTAGTCTTGCCCCTGACCACGCGAGGTGTCCACCACAAGCACATACTTGTGATCGGGCTGTGGTCGGGAGTACACACGCAAACCCTCATTATTCAAATATTCAGGAGTGCGGTACACCATGCACTTGAGTTTTTCAGGGTGGATAAGTGTGTGAACCGAACCCAAGAATTCGGTTTCAAACTCCGTGCGGAACTGCTCAAGACTTGTATTAGAAATGGTTTGCTTTTTCCACTCGTCGTCACGACCGGGCACATCGCTCCAATGCACCTCAATAGGGTAGTACTCGTTCTTGCCTTCTTCGCCCGGTCGCTTGTTGGCATTTACCCATATGCGGTAGAACATGTTCAAGCCTTTGGGCGTTGACACAATAATCACTTTGGTTTCTTTACCGCTAGTAATGGTGGGATACACGGACGAGAAGAACTCTTCGGCTACATTCTGCGGCACATACGCAAACTCGTCCAACATGATGCAGTTGAATGATCCACCGCGAACAGCCGAAGACGAAGTGGCTGCTGCCAGCACTTTTGAGCCGTTTTCAAGCACAATAGAGCCTTTATTCCACTCCACTACACCCTGCTGTAGCCATATGGGCAGGTACTCGTAGGCTAGTTTCAAGCGTCCCAGTAGTTCACGGGCTGTGGCTAGTTTGTTAGCCAAGATAGCCACGCTCATGTTCTGATTGAACAGAATGTAGTGCAGGAGAAACGACACCATTGTGGTGGACTTACCGCTTTGTCGAGGCATTTTGCAGATCACGAAACGGTTGGTGTGTACTGCTTCAATCATTTCTTCCTGAAACTCATACGGCTCAAAAGGAACCAAGCCCTTGTCGAGCGATACAATTTTCACATAATGTTTGATGAAATACAGGGGGTCTTGAGAGCACCGCACATACTCTTCAATCTGCTTTTCGGAAAAGTTTACATTTACCCCTGCGGCTTTCAGGTTAGAGTTGCCCAGATACTTTTGACTTTTATTCACAGGCATCCACCTTTCCTAAAACAGTTCCACGCAATTTCAGAGTAAACACACCACCAACTGCTAGTACAGCATTTCTTTTTTCTGTGTCGGGGTACTGCACGATTTGGGTGTATTCGTTTTCCACATCTTCTTCTTTTATATTTTGCTTGCAAGTGGCACACAGAGAGTTGTCATAGACTCGTTTGGCTCGGGAATACCATCCAAACAAAGTGCTAGGCGCACGGCATATTCCTGTGGGAGTATTTTCTCCTGCATACAAGTGCTTTACCAAATCCACAGGGCTTTCAAAGGTGTACTCATTCATGTGATAGATTCTTTATTGCCCAAGCAAACAGTAGATACGAAAGCAGCCCGCCTCCGTAAACCGCAGGCATATGGGAAAAGCATCCAAAAGCCCAACACCCAGCAAACGCTATCCACACACCAATACAGAACGGGCATCCACACATACGCACAAAAAAAGACGGGTACTTCATGGACAGGAACTCGCCGTACCGTAAAGTCATGTCGTGTTTACGGAACTCTGCGTATTCCCGTGTGTGAAATAATCGCTCACAAAACGGCAGCAGACGCAAATACTCGTATACCGCTGAAGTTTTGAATCCTATCCACAACACAAAAGCAGTCCAATACATGGCTAATACTGTACTCACGCCGTACCTCCGTCTAGTATTTATGGCGCGTCTTCCACCTGTGCTTCGATAAACGCTTTTTTACTTGAACGGGCACTGTTTATAATATCCTGCAAATCACGGGTAGACCCCACATAAATGGCGTTTGTTGTGGTGTTGTTTGTGGTGTTGTTTTCAGTTTTACGAATACCCTTCATCTTGTCGTGCATATCCAACAGATCACGATTGGTTTCCGAAAGTGTTTTAATCATTTGGGCTACCACTTCATACGCACGGGGCGAGTCGCCTTCTTGGGCTACGGCTAGCACTCCGTCCAGTGCGTTCTTGCCGCTCTCAACCAGTTCACGAAGGTTTTTACGAACCGTTTCGTAGTCGTGTTTCAGGTCTTTTTCCAAGTACTCTTGGGTTAGTGGTGGAGTTTCAATCCGCACCACAGGAATAGGAGAAGACTTGACTACAGGCTGTGATTCGTTTTCTGATGGCACTCCACTCAACACCGATTCAATATGTTCAAATCCATCAGCCATAGAAACCTCCTGCACTTTGTGTTGTTCCATTAACTCCAAACCAGCCCACAGTTACACCACCTGATGCCATACCCGCAGCGTATGTAGAGCCTCCACCCGAATCTGCTTGGTATATCTTGGCATACGGAGAGTAGGTGTACTTGTCGGAACTTGCACCACTTGCTCCAGTAATACCCACAAACACATTGAACAGATTAGACGCAGTTGATCCTGCACCAGTGTATCCTGCGGTGTATCCACCGTCGTAATACGACATGTCAAAGAACCGCGAGTTTATCTTTCGGATTTCGCTGTAACTGCGAACAGGGCCAAACAGATACGACTTCATGGTAAAGTTCAGGGTGAATATAATGCTGCGGCGGTTTTGGAAATCGCCCTCGTAGTCTTCTTCTGATGTAACAGAATTCAAGTAGATGGGCACATCCACTTTTGTGTTTACAGCATCAAAGTTCATGGACACAACAAATTCAGGAGCAAAGTACGGAAGTATCTGCTCTATAATTTGCAGCCCGTCATCCATGTTTCGGGTGTACACATACAGCCCAAAGTCAATATTGTACGGCACTTCTGCAAATGTATATTTCATCGCAGATGTTTGGGTGTCTCGTACAATGTTCCGCTGGGCAGAGTTTCGCTTACGAGACGGATCGTATGCAAATCCTGTAATTTCAAATGCAATACGGGGCAGAGTTATTTGAAACGGATTCTGTAGATACGGGTCGCCTCCAAGACGCACTTTGTACTTTTCTTTGGGTGCGTATGCAATAGGCACTTCAATGTATTTGGTTCCACTGCTCTCTGTACGAGAAATATGTATTTGGTTGAATATGGAACCAAAGGCTACCACCATTTTACGGATGGTTTGGTTGTAGAACTGTGTGAACATCAGAATGGGCCTTCGCTAAACGGATCGTTTTCGCTAAAATCAAAAATGTTGTCGCGGTTGGCTTCCAAATCAAGAGCCTCATTGTCTTGAATGTTGCTGTTCGTGGTACGGGTATCGGTATCAGTAATGGCTGTAATAGTGTAAGACGCACCGCTGGTTTTGCCTATCACGGTGTCTCCAATATCAAACGAGCCAGTGTTCATGTTGACTGTTAGATACTTTGCATCAAAGGTTGTGGTATACGCATCAACTCTGGCAGCAGCATGGGGATTAGCCAACAAGCCAGCGTATACTTCTTCGCCCACAGTATAGGTTCCGCTTCCGCTGCCAAGAGTCAAGCGTTTCTTGTAGGTTGCCACAACAGCCGCTACAGCGTCCATGTCGCTTTCTCCAGTATCCATTTCTTCCTGCGTGTACTTGAAGGCTTCACAGTACAGTTTAAACGAGTACCGCTGACCCAATGGATAGAACGGATTGTCGTGTTCCACAAACTTGATTTCAAACATGTTATACGGATAATCAAAGTAAATCAAATCACCTTCACGGGGGCGACCCAAATTGCGAATGGTAGTATTGTGCCCCATGACTTCTAGGAATCGTCGTTTGGACACAATAAAAGTGCAGTTCTCGCGGATATCCAACCCGAATCGGGTCATGTCACTTTCGCCGTCAAACCCTTCGGCGGTTTCCATGTACATCTCAATACGGTTTGCGTCCTTGAACTTGGACACCTCTTCGCCAAGAATCTTGTCTTCAGTAACCGTTTCTCGTGGAATATACACCATATCGTGACCGTGGATTTTGATAGCCTCGGTGGTCAACGATTCTAGGAGGTCTTGCTCTCCTTTTACATTCCGGCGAAAATACGGGTTTACTGCCATGCTTTATCCTGTGATGAAATCGGGTGGCAGTTGGTACTTGCTCTGGACATCTTCTTCTAGTTTGGTTATTTCTTCCATTGCCTCCTGATATATTTTGCTGCCGTTGAATGTGACATTTCCCGGAAGAGGCATTCCTTCGTACTTGGACAGATTAACTCCCCATTGCCGTTTAATAAGGGCAATGGTGTACTTCTTAAGAAAATTGTCGTTGTATATTTCTGTTGAGGTTTCGGGGTTGTTGGCTGTATATGCCTCAATCATAAGGAAATTACCTGCCTGCATATCAGTTGTGGCTGCATCAATGTATAAACGGTTGTTTACTCGGTTGAAACGAACCTGCTTTTCAGGATCAAGCAACTGCTCCAACATTTCAATGTACTGCATGGTGGACACATAGTAGTTTAGATTGGTCTGCCCTGTACGCAACCCGTAAAAGTCGTTGAGTGCTAACTGGTAACGAATATTAAAAATATTGTTGGTTGTGATGTTGAAACCCATGTGAAATATACGATTAATGGTTAGAATAGACGGATCAACTGGGGTGGTGTCTATAAATTTACGGTCGATGTCTTGTTGTGTTAGCGGATAGGTGTAGTACATCCGCATACCGCCATCGTGATGCCACTTGGCAAAGTATTCTAGGGCTTCGTCAATACGGTCTTCAACCTGTGAGTCCTCCACATTCACCTCAATCATGGGCTGACCAAGGGCGCGAAGGCAGTAGTCTTTAAGTTCTTGGCGTGTGTGTGGGCGAGCCATGCAGTCTCCTTTTCAAGTATTTAGACCAACCGCTGACTCGCATTTTTTACAAAAAAGAACCCCGCCAAATCAACCAATAAGAAACCCGTTCCACTGCGAATATCCTGCTGGATACGGGCTACCCACATATTTAACATTCATATAGTCCCCAATGTTTAAGTGCTGTATAGAAGTACCAGACACGGTGTAATAATTTATGTAATTTGTAGTGGGAGTATATGGGCTTTGTGAAATAACATGGTTCTTTGCTGCATTTTTTGCAAAATGCCAACTACCACTTTCGGTAGTTATTCCCGGTCTAACATAAAAAAAGATTGAAGCAGAGAAAAAATAGTAGCCCTCAACAGGAGCAGTAAACCGTCCATTGGTGTTGTTATAGCAACTACCCACATTCAAGTTAACACTATCAAAAATCAAATCATCATAAGAAAGTGCTTCCGTATTTGGTATTGGATCTGGAGTGGTCGAAATTGCAACGGCGAACGCTGGATTAGTGTTCTTCATCGTACCATTCACTTGTAAAGCCACAGTTGCCGCAGTCGGGATAGTGGTTCCAATACCCATATTTCCGGTGCAGTAGAGTCCTGTAGACTTTACTGTTCCGTTTACATCTAGAGGAGTGGCTGGCGATGCTGTACCTATTCCTATGTTTCCACCCGTCAGAATACGCAGTCTTTCAGTTGCACTAGTAGAAAAGAGCAAATCAGAAGACGCTAAAGATGTAATGGTGTTGGAATTTATTGTACTCATTTAGATGTTAGCCTATAAACTGACCATTAAAATTTGAATACCCAGTCGAATACGGACTTCCCTTATAGTATACGCTAATGGTATTAGTCGCAGCCAGCGTTACAGCGTAACTTCCACTTATACTAGTGTAGTTTATGCGATTAGATGTGTTTGTATTTGGCCCATGAAAAATTTGGCTACTCTGTGCGCCATTTTTTGCAAAGTACCAAAATCCATAAGAATTGTTGGCTGTGTTGCCGCTTATGGTAAAAAACAAATTAGCAGAGAAAAAATATACACCCGCAACAGGTGCAGTAAATCGTCCGTCGCCAGTATTAAAAGCACCAGCAGTATCTAAATCTTTAGAATTCCATACCAATTCTCCGGCTGATGCTGTAAACCCAACCACTGGGGGGGTGGTGGAATAACTTACTTCAAACACCGGATTGGTGTTCTTGACCGTACCAACCACATGTAGAGCCACAGACGGGTTAGCGGTTCCGATACCCACATTTCCGGTGCAATACATTCCGGTTGATTTTACTGTTCCGTTTACATCAAGTGCACAACTGGGATTTCGTGTACCAATTCCAACATTTCCATCAGAAGATACACGCATTCGCTCTGTTGCATTGGTGGAAAACAGCAAAGAGTCTAGCGAATTAACTGTTTGAATGGTATTGCTTCTTAATGTACTCATTATAGTATCAACCTATAAAATAGCCGTTAAAATTGGCGTAGTCTGAAATATACGGCTGTCCTCTATAGAGGACACTAATTCGATCATTAACTGCTAAATCTATAATCAAAGTACCACTAATACTAGCATAGTTGAGTATATTAGTTGTACCCGGTGAAGGCCCATAAAAAAATGGAGAATTTCTTGGTTGTGTTGCTGTGGTTCCACTAGTTACAGTATTATTTTTCGAAAAAAAGAAAAGCCCGTACTGTCTACTGGTTGATTCTCCGTCTATTTTGAAAAATATATTAGACGAAAAAAAGTATTTACCCGCAACAGGTGCAGTAAACCGTCCGTTTGTTGTATTGAAAGCAGAAGCCGTATCTATGACTTTGGTATCCCACACTAATTCACGATTA